ACTAAGACATATTAATAATACTTAGGCGATAGTAGTTAATGAATTGATGATACCGCAAGGGCTGAAAGCCCGAAGCGGAAATCTTTTGTCTTTGATTCAATCGCGAATCTAAGCGCCGGGGAACATTCCCACAAACGTTAGATTCAACGTTAATATGAGCGTATGAGTAAACGCACAAATAAACAAATGAACGAAGTGAGGTGTGAACGTATCTATGCACGAACCTTTAACGCATTGTGTAACGTGTGGTAAACGTTTAGAAGAGTATGAGCAGATGTGTTACGTTCATACCTGCGATAGATGTAAATCGGAAATAGCGGATTAGTACCGTTAGGGTGACGTAGTACATGCGTCTATATAATGAAGGAACGGGTTTAGCGATTGATTAGCGAATGTGCCGAATGGGATTACGATAGGGTTCCGATATATCCGCACGACTGGCTGGCAGAGAGACGGACTAAAAACATCAACCCTAGCGGAGTTCTTCTCCGATCAAAGCGATATTTTATCACGATCGCACCATTACGATTACCTAATACGACAGTGGAAATGTCCACGAGCGGTGGATTTTACGCTGTATAACGAGATAATTGCGTGTTGTTGATGTGTATAACGGTAGCTGCTGGCGACTGTGATCGGCTGTAACCGTTGATATGACTACGTTCTCATATCGTTATCAATTACGTAGTTAATTACATAAAAACCATATTTTACGCAATTAATTAATGTAACGTTAACTTATTAGTAATGATTACAGTTATGTTGTCGGATTCCCCAGGCTACCCCGTCTGAGGCGCCTGTTCAGACGCAGAAAACTTTCTTACAAAATTTAAAACGTCAACCCTAACGGCATCCCCGTCGGAAGTAAACGAAGCCAATCGATAGCCTCTAACGTTTCCAATCGGATGCTTACCGCATGCCTAACGGTATGATAATCGGTTGGCTTCGCTTATTTATCGACTTTATAGCCGTATAACACGGTATCAAAATACGTTAATCTACGAAAGGAGTACGATACTATGTCAAAGGAAATTAAACGCTTAGAATCACGTTTAACAGCGGAGCAAATCACCGCAGCACAATTGCTTGCCGTCAATAAGTTCTTACCACGACCGCCAAAAGACGCCAGTGAAGACGAAATCGTTGCGTTAAAAGAGTCCGGAGCCTGCCGCTTAGAGTTGCAGGACATCGCTAGAATGGTATCAATCAGCGAAAGACAATTGTATAACTGGCGCACGTCAAACGATGACTTTATCGGGTATGTTAACGCACTAGCGGCGCAAGCCTTTATGTCGCACCTACCGAATATTATGGAGAAACACCTGGATATGACGTTAAAAGGTCAGGGATCGATGAAAGGTATTGAGCTATTCTATAAGTTTGGCGGCCTTCTTATCGATAAACAAGAGGTTAAGACGGAGGAAGTCGGTAATAGTGATAAGTCGTTAGAAGAACGCCTTGCTAAGTTAAAAGCTCGTGCGGAGGCGGAGGAAGGCGATAAGTAATGGCCTTTATCAATGGAACATGGATGGCGCGGGACGATCGCCAAGCCCGTATCGATTTAATTAAGTCTCTTATTGCTGAGTTTAACCGTATTCCTCCGAGTAGACTAACCGCTCACGAAATTGACCAGTGGGAAAGTTTAGACGAAGAGTTGGATTTACTTGAACGGGTTCACCGATCAGAGTACGACATGCTCTATTTTATGACGGAGTTCTTTTCGGAGGATCGCAATCCAGGAAATCCGGATAACTTGATTCCTAAAGGCGTTACTTACGATAATTCGGCGGACTTTCACCGTGAGCTTTGCCGATTGCTGGATGATATTACTCGCGGGATTAACCGCAATAACGTAGCCTGGTCGGTAGGTCGAGGACATGCAAAGACCGGGTACTTAAGTAACGGCTATTTATGCCATATGACAGCGTTTAGACATAAGCGGTACATTGTCGAAGTGTCAGAGACTACCGACGTAGCAGGCGACTTTATTCAGTGGACGCGGAATCAACTAGTCCATAACGAGAAGTTAAAACAGCACTTTGGTACGCTACTTCACGAAAAGAAGTCGATGAATGACGTCGATAATAAATACGAGTTCGTTACCATTTCTGGTACGAAAGTCGAAGCGAAAGGTATCGGGACTCAGATGCGCGGACTCCGGCATGGTAGTTCACGCGTTGAAGCCTTCCTGCTGGATGATTTAGAGAGTAAGGACTCAGTAAACACACCGGAGTTAAGGGACAAGAATAAAAAATGGTTCCGCGAAGAAATGTTACCCGCATTATCTAGAGACGCTGGTATCTGTATTTATATGGGTACGATTGTCCATTACGACTCATTACTTAACTACGTTATCAAAGAGCGTAAAGACTTTGTATCACGTAAGTTTCCCGCAATTATCGAATGGACTAAGCGTGATGATTTGTGGGCAGAATGGCTGCGAATATACCGATCAGACATCCCGGATGCGCGAGATAAAGCGTTGGAGTTTTATAAATCTCACGAATCCGAAATGAATGACGGTAAAGTATTGTGGCCACAACGGTTCTCTTATCTCGATTTAATGGAGATCCGTGAGAATGATGGAGCCAAGGCGTTTAACCAGGAGTATCTCGGTAATCCAATCGACGAGGAATCACAAATCTTTAAACCGGAAGATTTTACGTATTTTACCGATTCAGACTTAGATGGCGTTAAACTAGATTACTTCTGCGGAGTGGACTTCGCAATGGGTAAAGAAAAAGGTGACTATAGTGCAATTATTACCGTTGGAAGAAGTCCTAACGGTATTTTTTATGTCGTTGATTCCTATCTCGAACGTGTTCATCCTGACGTATTGCTTCAGAAGATCGTAGAGAAAACAATGCAGTATCAATACGCAGGTATGGCGGTCGAGTCTCAGCAGGCGCAAGAGTGGTTCGCTCATAAGCTTAAAGAGGAGCTTCGTAGATACGGTTATCCTGCGCATACCCGTGTGAAAGAGATTAAGCAGAGGATGCGGAAGGCCTTGCGTATTGAATCGTTACTGCCGGAGATACAAGGCGGACGTATTCGATTTAAGAAGCAACACCGGTTACTTCTCGAAATGTTCGAACTTTATCCCAATCATAACCATGATGATGCGCCCGACGCTTTGCATATGGCATTTACCGCCGGAAAAGACGGCAATAAGAAAATCATTAATAAACCACAGTGGCTATAGAAAGGAGGCGATAGGATGCCGAGCATACCTGAAGTATTAGACGCACTGAATCCGTTTAAGTCCGGATTGCGTGAAGCAACGATTGAATCGGATGGCGTAAATTACGAAGTATTTCAGCAAGGAAAGAAGTTTAACACCGAAGGAATCTTTCCGCCTGCTGAAGACGTGGAGCGATTAAGCCGTTATTACCGTGGACGTAAGACATTTGACGGTAATCTGTGGGAAATCTACGATCGTGCGAGCGATTTGTTAAAAGATACGCCACATGCTAAGCAGTTAAAGCAATTATATATCGCTGTTAACATTATGGACGTATTGTTAACGAAGCCAGCGGACATGCTCGTCGGTGAGCCTCCTACGTATGAAAGCGGAGAGCCTGACGATAGTGAAGAACAAAAGTCGTTAAATCGAATCGTCGAAGACAACGATTTGAACTTGCAGATTCACGAATCCGTTATCGGTGCAGGTTATCGCGGAGACAGTTTCTTCAAGACATTCTTCGATTACCGTCAAGATTTCTCCGGAATTGGACACGTTCCTGTCGGTGTCAAGAAGGAGCCGATTATTGAAGCGGTAAATCCTAGCTACGTGTTCCCGGAATTATCGAAAGATAATGCAAAGAAATTTAAGGCGATTAATATCGCTTTTGTCGAGTGGGTTTACGTTAGAGGAGAAGGCGAAAAGCCGTTCCTAAACGTAGAGCGCCATCTTCCAGGTTACATCCAGTACGAAAAATTTGCGCTACATCCTTATGACGTCGACAATTCGTATGGAGCGCCGATCCAACGCTTTATAATCGGTGAAAAGGTTGCTACAGGAAAAAATTCCGACATTGTAGAAACCGGTGTACCTCGATTGCTAGTATTCCATTCGCCATATAAAACGACGGATGACGCTTGGGAAGGAATTAGCGGTATTCAAAAGATCGAGAGTGTCCTTGCGGCCATTAACGATTTGTTGGTGCAGCTCGATTTTATCCTGCACAAGCACAGCGATCCTACAGCATACGGGCCGGATTTACCAACGGATACAGACGGAAGTATTCGCTTCGGTGGCAAGTACATTCCGGTGAACAAAGATGAACAAACTCCAGGCTACATGA